TCTTAACAAACGGAGCAATAGCAGGACTTTGTGCAGTTTGTAAGAACATAGTAAGTCTTTGACTTCTAACTTCTTTCTGCATCAAGCTATTTGTTCCAGTAGCTTTAACTTCTAAATCACCTTTAACATCCAACTCATCTTCTAAGAACTGCATGTTCCACTGGAAATAAGATTCTCCAAGTGGTCTTAATAAAAAGTCATCAAGATTTTTAATAACTGTTTTAATATTTAAACTTGATGCTCCAAGTAACATTGACATACCAGAGGCAGTCCTTGTCATACTTTGAACACCTGTTTGTCCGTGTGAGTAACTAGGTATTCCTGTTTGTTCATCTGCTAGTTGTCTGAACTTATCAAACATCATTAGGTTTTCTTGTGATGTGTTAGGAAACTTTAATCCATGTATTGCTTGTCCCGGCATTCCAGCTTGTCTTCTAAAGACTTTACCCGGAAATATTTCCATTGATTGTCCACCTACTAGAGCAGACTCATCTACATCAAATACTAACGAACCAGACATTGCTAGGTTATCGATAGCCATTCTTGCATGACCATTCATAATCTGTTGGCTATCATCCATATTCTCTGCTACACCTATACCAAAGAAATTATATGGGTTTCTTTCATATGGGAAAGCATTGTATGGTATTCTATATGGAGTAAATGGATTTAATACAGCTCTTAATAAGTAATGTCCACATGTCCATACATTAACTTGTACTTCATCTAAATCATCTACGCTATCAGGTAATTCAATTCCTACTTCTCTAGCGTACTCTGCATCCATCATTCCCCAATATTCAATAACCTCAAAGCTACTGTTTACATCTTCGTAGCTTCTAGCATCATCTTTTAATTGGCTTTCAAAATCTTTTTCTACGTAGTTAGCACCCATTTGAATTGCTTTACGTATTGCATCTTCATCAAAGTATGGCATGTTTCGTAGTTGTCTAAGTTGGCTACGATTCATTTTGTGTCTATGTATTACATATTCACATTCTTCCATATTAGTTGCATTAGGGTCTGGATAAAAATCCCAACAGCTTACAAACTCAATCCTAGGAACTCTAACTTCTAGTGGGTTATAATTTCTGTTTCCTTCTTCGTCTGTATCCCACTTATGAAGTTTCTTATTAAAATTAAATGGTCCTTTTACAATCCCTGTACCTAGTAGAGCAGATTCTAAAAGAGCATTTCTTAATTCTGAATTACCGTTTGACTCTTCTATTTGGTCATGGATAAGTTTTTCCATTCTCCTTGCAGCTTTTTGTGCAGGAGACATTTCTATTTTTTGTGGGTCAGGACTTACACCGTCTACTAATATACCAGCTTCTTCAGCTTGGTCTTCTATAGTATCTTCAAATATACCGTTGTAAAAAGTAGCTCCGGGTTTTAAAGTTCTACCGTCTCCTTCATAACCAACATCATATGGATTAGGCTCATCTTCTATTCTGTTGCCTATGTTATCAGGTATAGAAGTTTCTAACTCTGGAGAAGGATTAGCTGTGTCAAGATGTGCAAAGTTTGTTTCACCTTCTGCTATTTTAGTTTCAGAAATTCCTATTGGAAATTTACCTGTACCAAATATAACATCAACTAACTGTCCAAAGGCAGCTAATACTTTAGTCTTAGTAACTTTTACAAATACTCTAGACTTTTCTGATTCTCTAAACTTAACATTTTTAGCATAAAGACCTCTGTAATTTTCATAAGCCTTTAACCATCTGCGTTCGTCTGTTTCTCTAGAGTCTTCAGCTTGTGCAAATCTACCTTGAATAATACCAATAAGATTTCTTTGTTGGTCTTCTTCTAAAGTTAGTGCTACTCCAGATTCGCCTTCTACTTCTTCATAGATATTATCAGCATTTAAAAATGTATTTTCGTTGTCTGCCATATTTTAATAACCAAATGTCGAATCAACCGGTCTATACATTTCTCTTTTTAAACCTCGCATTCTTTCTAACGGGCTTTCCATTCTAGGTCTGCTCATTATCATATAACGCAATGCATCATATGCGTGGTCAGAAGCGTTTGTATCAACATCTTCTGGATTAGTTTTAGATAACGGTATTGATTGTAGTTCTCTTATTAAGTTAGGACATGTATTAAATATCTGTAACTTAGGTCTACCGTTTTCTCTAATCTTTAAATACTCGTGTAGTTGTATTTTACCTTGTATTCTATTCTTATCAGCTCGTCTTAACTTATGACCAGCTCTAATTAAACTTTCTCCTACAGTTGGACCAGTAGTTCCTGTTCTTGCCCAAGCTGCAGTATCTAAGACACCATGAACCGAAAAAGGGTCCTCTGTCTCCATATCTGTTATTATAGCACCTAATTCTTCACCTGTCAAGCCTTTTCTGTATAATTCTCTATATATTATTAAAGTATTATCGTTAATGTCCATAATACCCCATAGGCAACAGCTTTCAGCAGCATAACCATAATCCACTGCTTTTACTCTTTCCCAGTGTATAGGTAACTCAAAAGGAGTAATTACATGTTTAGACGGTTCAAATTCTGTAAATGCTGCACCTTCAGCTACATCTCAGTTACCTTCAAGTAGCTGTTGTCTTTGAGTTGGTGGTAAAGACTTAAGCATTTGTTCATAAACACCATCCTCTGAAAGGTATGGGTTGTCTGCTAATTTAGCAGGAATAAACTTTCTTGTAAGTCCATCGTTACCTAAAAAACTTTTGTTGTATTCGTTTGGTTCTATATATCTTTTCTTTACCCAATGAGAACCAACACCCCCGGGGTTAGCAGTACAGCGAAGATATGTTTGTATTTCTGGGTCAGTAGTTCTTAAACGAGACGCAAGATAGTTCCAACTAAATTCTGTTGGTAGATGTGTGATTTCATCAAATCCAATCCAAGAATAGGCTTGTCCTTGATATCTGTATACATCTGCATCTCGTTCTAAGAAACCAAATTCTACTTTTGCACCTGATGGAAAGTTCCAAAGTTTTTCTACTTCTCTAAACTTAGCACCGGGAAATGCTTGAGGATATAACTCACGAGACTTATCTATCATCTCTCTTAGTTCTGGCATAGACCTTCTAAGTATCAAAGCTCTGTGGTCTTTTTTATGAGCATATCTTAACGGGTCAACTATCATTGCATATGATTTACCACCACCTGCAGCTCCACCATATAACACATCTTTCTCACCAGCAGCAAGAAAGTCTGTCTGTGGACCTTCGTTAGCGTGAAATAATACGTTATGATTGTCTAACTGTTCTTTAACAGCTTGAGGAAGAGTGTTTAAGTCTTCAGGACTAACTACTCCTTCTTTAGTATTATCTAATTTTTGAAGAGTATCTTTTTGTTTTTTAAAAGATTTCTTAGCATTCTGTAGCTTCTCTTCAAGTTTCTGAATGTTTTTTTGTTTACGAGTAATTGTTTTACGGGCTACAGCTTCTGCATCCTTTTTAGGTCTACCACCTTTCTTACGTGGTGTACCATCTTTATTCTTTACAAAATTGCCTTCGCTATCTTGTACGTAAAGATGAGGATTAACTTCCCAGTCTTTCGCTTCGTAATCCATATTTTTTATCTACGTGTTTCTTTAATCCGGGACTAGAAATTCTTCTACCTGTTTTATATTCTAACCAATCACATGCAGCTTGTAATGATACTTCTTCGTTTACTACCATATTCTCAGCTACTTGTAGTGCATCTAGTTCTTCTTCTACAGGTTTTAAATACGTACTTGATTCATCTACTAACTCGTAACCAAATGGTATTGTTGATGAGGTACGTCTAATATATTCATTTGTCATACTGTTCTCTACGTCTAAGTTCATTTTGAATTTTTTGTTTTAACTTAGGTTTTAAATGTTGAGACTCTAATTCCTTTAATAAATCGTCTTTACTTGTATTCTTAATATAGTAATGCTCTACTGTATTTACTCCAGTTTTCCTGTCGTGCTTTTTAACTGAAGGTTTAAATTTAATCGGCATTTACTTTTTTTGTGTTGTATTCTTCTTCTTTGTCTTTGTTGATTTTGTAGTTGTTTTTTGAACCTTTGCTTCATTATTAATAAACTTCCTTACAATTTTATTAATTCTAGTTTGTTTCATAAATTTGTGAAAATGCTGGACCTTCTGAGAACACCACGTTTTACACACTTTAAGTTTCTCAGAAAGCCTCTTACGCACACTTAGAAACCAATCAGCCACTAAGTTAATCTTTTGTTTTATCATTTTTATCTCCCGATTTTTTACCAAAAATCTTATCGAAATTATCTCTATACTGTTGAGTATACACTCCGGGTCTAGGATTTGCTCCTTTACCACCATCACTTTTACCATAAATACTTTTTCTAAAAGTAAAAGGTTTATCGTCTGTGCCTATTTGTTTACTCATCTGTATAATAATTATGTTGTCGTCTTGCAAGTTTTTGTTCCCAATCTTCTATAGCTTTAGAAATACTATCTTCTGCTAACACACTACAATGTAGTTTGATTGGTGGTAACTCTAAAGCTTCTGCAATATCTTTATCTTTGATAAGCTTTGCTTCTTCTATAGTTTTACCTTTTAACATATCCACGAATAGAGTTGAGGATGCAATAGCACTTCCACAACCGTAGGTTTTAAACTTAACATCTTCTATAACGTCTTCGTTTAGTTTAAGTTGTAACTTCATAACATCTCCACATGCAGGTGCTCCTGTCATGCCTGTAGCAACGTTAGGGTCTTTAGGGTCAAACCTTCCAACAGCATG